AAGCACCATCACTAGACGGATTGTCAGATGTAATCACTCACATTAGATTCGACTACACAGGAACTGATGCTGACTCTGGCGAATCACACACATTTCACGGAGCGTGTCCAGTAGGAGCGCCTAACCCAGAATCATTTACTGCATTAGCTTCGGTTACTGAAGCAGATGTTATTTCTTGGGCACAAGCAAACCACCCAACTGATCACATGAACGAGGTTATCGAGAAAGCTATCTCTGACAAAGTTACACCTAAAAACGAGGATGTAACTGAATTAGATTGGTTAGCTACAGAGACCCCAGCTGAGCCTGAAGCTTAATTAAACAGCTACATGTGTAATACTTATACAAGAACAATTTAATATTTTTTAATTATTTAACATTTTATTATGTCACAGAAAATTACAGAAGAACAACTGAAAAACTTACAAGAAAAAGTAGGTATGATCAATCAAGCTCAAGCTCAAATCGGCGGACTTGAAGTTCAAAAGCATCAGCTACTACACCAAGTAGGACAAGTGCAAGGTGAATTACAAGAATTCCAAAAAGAGTTAGAGGAACAATACGGTAAAGTTTCTATCAATATTCAAGATGGAACTTACGAACCTATTGAAGAAGACGTACCTGTTCATGAACTTAGTAAGGAAGATTAGTATAGGTCGAGATTATAAAGATAATGCCATGCATTATTCTGTTGGTCAAGAGGTTTACGGTGGTCACGTGATTTGCGACATAGTAGAGTACGAAGATAAGTTCTCGATATTTATTTCTAAAGGTAACGATGTTTTGCCTTGGAAAGATTTTAACAAGAACATGGCAATTGCAATAGAATACAATTTAGAATATTAATGCGTAGTCTATATAGTTTTATAGTCAAACCAAAAACAAATCGATACAATAACTCGAAAGAGATTGATGGCAAGGAGCTTGTGTTAAATACCGAGCTCCAAAACCATCGGTTTGTAAGTAGAGAAGGAATTGTATTAGAAGTGCCAATGAACGGGGAAACCGATATTAAAGTTGGCGACGAGGTGATTGTACACCACAATGTATTTAGAAGATTCCACGATGTACGTGGCGAAGAAAAGAATAGTAAGAGCTATTTTCAAGAAGATAAGTACTTCGTTTATCCAGATCAAATATTTTTATACAAGAGGGATAATGAATGGAAAGCTCCATATGGTTTTTGTTTTGTAAAACCAATAGAAAACAACGATGTGTATAGCATCGAAAAAGAACGTCCTTTAGTCGGCGTTGTAAAATATTTAGACGATAGTTTAAAGTCCAGTGGTATACAGAAAAATGATCTTGTAGGATTTAGATCTAATAGTGAATACGAATTCATTATAGATGGTGAAAAACTATACAGGGTCTTATCAAATTTTATTACAATCAAATATGAATATCAAGGAGACGAAAAAGAATATAATCCAGGCTGGTGAAAAAGCTGTGCTTGAATTAATAAAAGTTGCTGAAGAAGCAATTGTTACAGGAGGTGAAGATGATGTGTCTGCTGACAGATTAAAAAATGCCGCTGCAACAAAGAAGCTTGCGATATTTGATGCGTTTGAAATTCTATCAAGAATTGAAGACGAAAAGAATATGTTAGAAAATAAACCTACTAAAAAAGACGATCAAGAGTCTTTTAAAGGTTTTGCTGAAAGGAGAAGCAAGTAATGGCTTACGAACAAACTTTGTATAAAATAGTTGAACCAATAAAACGTTCAACAATACATCGCTTAAATAAAGCAAAAAAATGGGAGTACGGTTATAACAAGGAACACGATATAGTTGTTATAAGCCGCACGGGTCAAATAGGGGAGATCTATGAGATCCAAAACTTCCAGATAGCTTTACCACCGGAACCAAAAAAAGTAGACGATAGAGGAGACCAGAGATGGTCGCAAGAAGAATACCCTGAAGAGCTCAAAAGAATAAAGAGTATATTTGATTGGGCTGCAAAACCACAAGACTTTAAAGATAGGTGGGAAGATTATATTAACAGGGAATTTGATCGTAGAGAAGAAGGCTATTGGTTTATGAATAACGGTAAACCTACGTACATTACAGGTACGCATTATATGTACTTGCAATGGTCAAAGATTGACGTTGGAGCACCTGATTTTCGTGAAGCAAATAGATTGTTTTTTATATTTTGGGAAGGGTGTAAAGCTGATAGTAGATGTTACGGTATGTGTTATTTAAAGAACAGACGTTCTGGATTTTCATTTATGTCATCTGCTGAAACCGTAAACTTAGCTACAAGCACAAGTGATTCACGATATGGTATATTATCAAAGACTGGATCCGATGCTAAGAAGATGTTTACAGACAAGGTAGTACCTATTTCAATTAACTACCCTTTCTTCTTTAAGCCAATACAAGATGGTATGGATAGACCTAAAACAGAATTAGCCTATCGTGTACCGGCTTCTAAGCTTACTAAAAAGAAGATAACATCAAAAGACCAAGAGTTATCATTAGAAGGTCTTGACACAACGATTGACTGGAAAAACACTGGAGACAACAGTTATGATGGTGAGAAGCTAGCAATGTTGGTACATGATGAAAGTGGTAAATGGGAACGACCAGACAATATATTAAATAACTGGCGAGTTACAAAAACGTGTTTGAGATTGGGAAGCCGTGTTATCGGTAAATGTATGATGGGATCAACATCAAATGCTTTAGATAAAGGTGGAGAAAACTTCAAAAGATTATACGAAGCTTCAGACGTCACAAAGCGAAACCGCAATGGACAGACTAGCAGTGGATTATATAGCTTGTTCATACCTATGGAATGGAACTACGAAGGATTCATTGATTCTTTTGGAATGCCTGTATTCGACACCCCTGCAGAGCCTGTTCGAGGGCCGTACGGGGATCTTATTGATTTAGGTATTATAGAGTATTGGGAAAATGAAGTAGAAGGTTTAAAAAACGATAGCGATGCTTTAAACGAATTTTACAGACAGTTCCCAAGAACAACGGAGCATGCGTTTCGTGACGAAGCAAAAAATAGTATATTTAATTTACAGAAAATATACGAACAAATAGATTACAACAGTGACTTAGGTAGTTCTGGGGTAACAACGAAAGGAAACTTTCAATGGGAAAACGGCATTAAAGATACTCGCGTTATATTTTTACCTGATACAAAAGGTAGATTTGAGGTATCATGGATACCGCCATTGAATTTGCAAAATAGAATTGATAAGTCATCTGGTATTAAAAAACCTGGTAATGAGCACATGGGAGCATTCGGATGCGACTCATATGATATATCAGGAACAACAGATGGCAGAGGTTCTAAAGGCGCATTACACGGGCTAACTAAGTTTAGTATGGAAGATGCTCCGCCTAACACATTCTTTTTAGAATATATAGCTAGGCCTCAAACAGCTGAGATGTTTTTTGAAGACGTATTAATGGCATTAGTGTTTTATGGTATGCCAATACTAGCAGAAAATAACAAGCCAAGATTGTTATATTACTTAAAAAGACGCGGATACAGGGGATATTCAATGAATAGACCAGACAAAACTTGGAATAAGTTGTCTACCACAGAACGAGAAATAGGCGGAATACCTAACTCGTCGGAAGATGTAAAGCAAGCTCACGCTGCTGCAATTGAAACATATATTCAGCAACACGTTGGTTTACAACAAGATGGGACGTATGGCACAATGTACTTTAATAGAACATTAAATGACTGGGCTAAATTTGATATAAATAATAGAACAAAGTTTGATGCGGCAATTAGTTCAGGATTAGCAATCATGGCATGTAACAGAAATTTATATAAACCAGTTGCATCAAGAGAAACAAAGCAATTAAATTTTGGATTTAAAAAATACAACAATCAAGGATCATTTTCAAAAATAATAGAATAGATGTCAAAACAACAACCGAAAGGCATATTTCCTAGCCAAGCTGTAGGCAATGCAGAGAAGGCAAGCTTAGAGTACGGTATGGAAGTAGCTAAGGCTATAGAGTCTGAATGGTTTAAGAAAGATGCTGGTAGCATGCGTTTCCAAGCCAATAAAGACAATTTTCACAATTTAAGGCTATATGCTAGAGGTGAGCAATCAGTTCAGAAGTATAAAGACGAGCTATCAATCAATGGTGACTTGTCTTATCTTAATTTAGATTGGAAGCCTGTACCTATTATACCAAAGTTCGTTGATATAGTTGTAAACGGTATTAGTGATCGAGCTTTTGAATTAAAAGCATACTCGCAAGATCCTGCCTCGGTTCAGAAGAGATCTAAATACATGGAATCTATCGTTCGCGATATGCAAACAAAAGAGATTTCAACAATGATCCAAAACCAGCTTGGTGTAAATGTTTTTGAAAATAATCCTGAAACATTACCCGCGACAAGTGAGGAATTACAGCTTCACATGCAGCTTGACTACAAACAATCAATTGAAATTGCAGAAGAAGAAGCTATTAATAACGTACTAGACCATAACAAATACGATTTATTAAAAAGACGAATTGATTATGATTTGGTTGTTCTTGGTATTGCAGCTGATAAAACGGAATATAATACAGCGGAAGGAATCAAAGTAAGATACGTTGATCCTGCTGATTTAGTTTATTCTTATACAGATTCACCATACTTTGATGATATTTATTATGTAGGTGAAGTTAGACGCATAAGTATTCCTGAACTTAAAAAACAATTTCCCGAGTTAACAGATGAAGATATTAAAGAGATTGAAGGAATGGACGGCGGTTCAAGACTTTATAATAGATCTTATTCTAATAATAATACAACAGATAAGAATGAGGTTTATATAATTGACTTTGAATACAAAACATACCACAATCAAGTATATAAAGTAAAGCAAACCTCTACTGGTGCTGATAAAGCAATTGCTAAAGACGATTCATTTAATCCTCCAAAAGATTCAAGAGCTCGTTTTGAAAGAGTAGCAAGATCAATTGAGGTATTGTACGCGGGTACTAAAATAGTTGGTACAAATAAGTTACTTAAGTGGGAAATGTGTGAAAATATGACGCGTCCTAAGTCTGATACGACAAAGGTAAATATGTCATACAACATCGTAGCTCCTCGTATGTATAAAGGTAAGATTGAATCTTTAGTTAGTAGAATGACTTCATTTGCTGACTCAATTCAATTAACTCATTTAAAGCTACAACAAGTATTATCAAGAATGGTACCCGATGGTGTTTATCTTGATGCTGATGGTATCGCTGAAATTGATTTAGGCAACGGAACCAATTACAACCCACAAGAAGCGCTTAATATGTACTTCCAAACAGGTTCTGTTATTGGTAGGTCTATGACTCAAGACGGTGAATTCAATCACGGTAAAATGCCTGTTCAAGAATTACAATCATCTGGAAGTAATGCTAAGATTTCTAGTTTGATTAATTCATACAACATGTATCTACAAATGATGCGTGACGTTACAGGATTAAATGAAGCAAGAGATGGTAGTATGCCTGATACAAATGCTTTAGTAGGTTTACAAAAGCTTGCTGCTGCAAATTCAAACACAGCTACTCGTCATATATTACAATCAGGTTTATATATTACATTAAAGACAGCTGAGGCTATTGCTCTTAGAATATCAGACGTATTAGAATATTCGCCGACAAGAAACTCGTTTATCAATGCTATTGGTCGATTTAACGTAGGTGTATTAGAGGATATGAAATCATTGTACATGCATGACTTTGGTATCTTCTTAGATTTAACACCTGATGAAGAAGAAAAACAGCTATTAGAAAACAACATTCAAGTTTCTTTACAGAGAGATCAAATATATATTGAAGATGCTATTGATATTAGAGAAATTAAGAATATCAAATTAGCTAATCAATTATTGAAGCTACGCAGAAAGCAGAAACAAGAAAGAGATAGACAAATGCAAATGGAAAACATCCAAGCGCAAACTCAATCTAATGCTCAAGCTGCTCAAGCTGCCGCGCAAGCTGATGCCCAAAAACAACAAGGTATTGCTCAAAGCAAAATTGCAATCAATCAATCACAAACACAATTAGATATTCAAAAGCTACAAGAAGAAGCTAGAATTAAGAAAGAGCTTATGACTTATGAGTTCCAACTTAATATGCAGCTTAAGCAAATGGATTTACAAGTGATTAATGATAAAGAGAAGTATAAAGAAGATCGCAAGGATCAACGAACAAAAATACAAGCAACACAACAGTCGGAACTTATTGAACAACGTAAGGGTATGGCTGGACCTAAAAACTTCGAATCGTCAGGTAACGACGTATTAGGAGGATTCGGCTTAGAACAGTTTGAGCCTAAATAATAAACTGTTAACTTTTATATTATTATATTATGTCAGACACAATTAAAGTAAATGTGGCTAGCAACGAAGAACTATCTACTTCCGAAAGAGAAGAACAAGTGCTAACTGATGCGGGCGTTAATACGCAAGCTGACGACGGAACATACAAGGTAGACTTAAGCAAGCCAGCAAAACAAGAAGAAGATGCCATTCAAGAGCAAAGCACAGATGACAGCAATGTTGTTGTCGAAGAATCCGAAAACACGGAAAGTAGCGAAGCAGTGGTTGAAGAAGTACGGGAAACCGAAGAAGAAGCGGTTTTAGAGGAAGTACAAGTTGAAGCGCCTGCTGAAACCGAAACCGTAACCGAAGAAGAGGTTATGGCTGAATTAGAAACTAAACCGGAAATTGATTTACCGGAAAATATTCAGAAGGTTGTAGAATTTATGAATGAAACAGGTGGAAGCCTGGAAGATTACGTAAGATTGAATCAAGATTTTGATAGCATGAGTGAAGACGCTATCCTTGATGAATATTATAAAAATACCAAGTCACATTTAGACAAAGAAGAAAGAGACTTTTTAATTGAAGACTCTTTTAGTTATGATGAGGACATGGACGATGAGCGAGACATCAAAAGAAAAAAGCTCGCATACAAAGAAGAGATTGCAAAAGCAAAGGAATTTTTGAGATCGCAAAAGGAGAAGTATTACAATGAAGTCAAGTTGGGTTCAAAGTTACCTCCAGAGCAGCAAAAAGCCATTGACTTTTTTAATCGATATAACAAAGAACAGTCTGAACTGCAAAAGCAACAACAAATGTTTGCGGAAAGATTTAACAAAGAAACGGAAAACGTATTTAACAAAAATTTCAAAGGTTTTGATTTTAATGTTGGAGACAAGACATTCCGCTTTAATGTTAAAGACGCTGAAGCTGTCAAAAGCACGCAAAGTGATTTATCGAAAGTAGTAGGTAAGTTTCTTGACGAAAACGGAGCTTTAAAAGACGGCAAAGGTTACCATAAAGCGTTATTTGCGGCTAACAATGCAGATGGACTTGCTCAACATTTTTACCAACAAGGAAGAGCTGATGCAATTAAGCAATTGGAATCAGAATCCAAGAACATCAACATGGATCCTCGAAAGACGTCTGGTACGGTTGATGCTGGCGGTGTAAAAGTAAGAGCAATTTCAGGAGATGACGGTTCTAAACTAAAATTTAGAATTAAACAATAAAAAATTAACACAAGATGGCAAATATCGCTAATTTATCAACTCCTGCGGAATTTACTCCGTACGCTAGTAAAGTAACTTTATCTAGCAACTATTTAGATTTCCACTCAACTGGTGGATCAAACTGGTCACAGCAATTCTTACCAGAATTATACGAAGCTGAAGTAGAAAGATACGGAAACCGTTCTATCTCTTCTTTCTTACGTATGACTGGTTCTGAAATGCCAATGGCTTCAGATCAAGTTATTTGGTCAGAACAAGGAAGATTACACCTTTCTTACGCTGGTGCTGTTGATGCTGCTGACGCTAACGTAATCGTTGTAGCTGATCACTCAATCCGTGTTGGACAGACTATCGTAATCAAAGGAGCTACTTCTGGAATCACTGCTAAGGCTTATGTTTCTGCTGCACCTGCTGGACAAATCACTATCGCAAGATACGATGCTGGAACTGCTTTAACTTTAGGTGAGTCTGTAAGCTTATTCGTATTTGGATCTGAGTTCGCTAAAGGTACTAACGGAATGGTTGGTGCTGTTGAGCCAGAATTCGAATCTTTCACTAACTCTCCAATCATCATCAAAGATAAGTATGAAGTATCAGGATCTGATGCATCTCAAATCGGATGGGTTGAAGTAACAGGTGAAGACGGACAATCAGGTTACTTATGGTACTTAAAAGCTTTAGGTGACACTAAAACTCGTTACGAAGATTACTTAGAAATGGTAATGATCGAAGCTCAAAAAGCTGCTTCTGGTTCTGCTGCTGCAACTGCTGGGTTAAAAGGAACTGAAGGTTTATTCGAAGCTATCGAAAATCGTGGAATCACTGCTGACAACGTATTTGACGCTGCTGCTGATATGATTGCTGATTTCGATACTATTCTTGCTGAATTAGATAAGCAAGGTGCTATCGAAGAAAATATGCTTTTCTTAGATCGTTCTTCTAACCTTACTTTTGATGATGCTCTTGCAAACGTATCTACTGGATCACAAGGTGGTACTGCTTACGGGGTATTCAACAACTCTGAGGACATGGCATTAAACTTAGGATTCTCTGGATTCAGAAGAGGTTCTTACGACTTCTACAAAACTGACTGGAAATACTTAAACGACTACTCTACAAGAGGTCAATTCTCTGATGTAAAAGGTCTTTTAGTACCAGCTGGAACTTCTACAGTTTACGACCAAGTATTAGGTAAAAACATCAAGCGCCCATTCTTACACGTACGTTATAGAGCTAACGAAGCTGATAACAGAAAGATGAAGTCTTGGGTAACTGGTTCTGTAGGTGGAGCTTCTACATCTGATTTAGATGCAATGGAGGTACACTTCTTATCAGAAAGATGTTTAGTAACTCAAGGAGCTAACAACTTCGTATTATTCAAATAATACAAACTTTTGGTAGATTTACCCTCGATGAAACTTCGGGGGTATTTCTTACCTTTTTTCTTTTTTTTAATTATATTATATCATGGCAAAACAAAATACAAAAGCAGCAAAGCCTGCTGCAAAAGAAATTGAAGTACAACAAGATGTTGTAGTAGAAACTGTTAAAGAACAGTCAAAACCAAAGAATACTTGGGAATTTAAAGATAGAGTGTACTATTTAAAAGGAGATAAAACTCCTATTGTGCACAAGCTGAGAAGCAAGAATATGTACTGGTTTGATCCAGAAAAAGGATTAGAGCGCGAATTAAAGTACGCAGAAAACCAACAAACTATCTTTGTAGATGAATTTAGAGGACAAGCTAGACTTGGCCATATTGTTTTTAGAGACGGCGTATTAAGCGTACCAAAAGAAAAACAAACATTGCAAAAACTTTTATCTATTTATCATCCAGACTTAAACAAGAAATATGTTGAGTTTAATCCAGAAGCAGAAGCTGCAGACGATTTAGATATTTTAGAATTAGAGATCGAAGCATTATTAGCTGCTAAACAAATGGATATTGATCACGCAGAAGCAATTGTACGCGTTAACGTTGGATCTGAGGTAGATAAGATGACCTCTAAGGAGATAAAAAGAGATTTATTAGTGTTTGCTAAGCAAGATCCATTATTGTTCTTAGAACTGGCTAATGACGAAAACATTGAACTTAGAAATAACGGTATTAAAGCTGTTAATCAAGGGATTTTAAAGTTAGCTGCTGATCAAAGAACATTTACATGGGGAAGCACAGGTAAAAAGTTAATGACAGTACCATTTGATGAAAACCCATACTCAGCGTTGTCTGCATGGTTTAAAACTGACGAAGGTATTGAAGTTTACCAAACAATAGAGAAACGATTAAAATAACTAAACACTATTCAACATGGGCAACAAAATGGGACCTTACAAAGATAAGTCCACTTACGAAAAGCAAGAAAAAGGAGTTTTAATGACAAATCCTGGAACTGGCGCTAAAAAAAGAAAAAAAGTAGCAGCCGCTCCAACAAGAACTAAAGGGGTTGTTACTAAAAAAACAGAAGTTAAAGGAACTAAAACTTTAACAAAAGCTCCAGCTAAAAAAACTTATACTAAAAAAACTGTAGCAAAAGTTGATAAGCTTACAGACAAAAGAAATAAGTTAGCTAAAAAAGCAGGCAAAGCAGCAGCATCAGGGAAAGCTGGAAGTACTGCAAAAACAAATAGATTGACTAACAGAGCCGTAAGAAAAAACAAAAGAATGGCTAGAGTTATCAAACGAAATAAATAATAAACAATTAAAGCGCGTGTAACAGCGCGCTTTTTTTAAATGTATATAAATGATTAGTATTAACACCGTATACGAAAGAGTTCTTGCTATTTTAAACAAAGAAAATAGAGGATATTTAACAGCAGATGAGTTTAACTCTTTTGCAAATCAAGCTCAATTAGAAATATTTGAGCAATACTTCTTTGATTTAAATCAATTCAAGCGAAGAAACACAGATGACGGTGAATTTTCTGATCTGGTTAAATTAACCGAAGAAAAAATTAGTATTTTTAATGAATACGCAACAGGATTAACTTCAGTACCAGTTGATCTCCACAAGGTAGGTACAATAATTGTTAATGGAATTGAAGCTGAAAAAGTCAGCAGAGCGGAATTTGCTAGATACCAAAACTCTCCATTAATACTTTCTAATTCAGATTACCCTGTATATATACAAAATGCTGGTGCAGTAACAATATATCCCGACGCTGCTTTTGACATTTCTTACGTTAGAAAACCAGCGCCTGTACAATGGGGATATAACGCAGTAGGACTGTACGATGTTACAACTACATCAAACTTTGAGCTACATGAATCCGAAGAAACAAACTTGGTTTTTAAAATATTGGGCTATGCTGGATTATCATTACAGAACGGCGAAGTATATCAAGTAGCTGAAGCTAAAGACACTAAAAAAATAACACAAGAAAAATCATAATAAATGGGATTACTAGGAACTCAAACAGCTTATCAATACTATAATAATAGTTTAAAATTTGTAGCTACAGCCGGTCAAGATTTGTTTCCATTAGGAGGAGCAAGCGGTTTTGATCCTGTTCCTACCTCTATAGCTCAATTTGTAGTTTATTTAAACGGGCAAGAATTACCTAGTAATTTTTATACGTTAACAGGGACAGATTTAGATCTTGATGAGAATCAAATAGTATTAGACGCCGGCGATGAGATAGTAGTCACATTGGTTAATACTAAGCATGGCGGATACCGCTATATATCTTTGCAAGATATTATTTCTAACTTTATTGTTAGTTACGTTGGTGAAGGAAAAATTATTACAAGAGCAAAAAGACCAGAGGTTGCCTTTCATGTAAAACGAGCTATTCAAGAATTTTCTTATGATATATCAAGAGTAGAAAAAATACAAGAAGTAGAGGTTGGTCCTAGTTTATCTGTACCTATGCCTCAAGACTACGTAAATTACGTTCAGCTATCATATGTTGACGACGCTGGTATTGAGCATCCTATTATGCCTGGAAGAATATCATCAAAGCCAAGCGAAGCTATAATGCAGGATGATAACTATAACTACCAATATGATAGTGAAGACGGATTATTAACTTCATCTTCTCTAACAGAAGAAAGATTTGCAGATTTGAATCCGCAACCATTAATGGATAATATAGATACAGATTATTCAAACGAGAAGCTTCAAGAATTAGGTAAACGATACGGAGGGGAGCCTGAATTGATGAATTCTAACGGAATGTTTATTATAGATGAGGCAAACGGTAGGTTCACATTCAGTAGCAACCTGAGTGGAGCGTTGATAACAATTAAGTATATTTCAGACGGATTAGGAACAGATAGCGAAATGAAAGTTCATAAGTTTGCTGAAGAAGCTATTTATAAACACACTGCTCATGCTTTACTCTCATCTATGATCAATGTACCTGAATATATCGTTAATCGCTTTAAACGCGAGCGTAGAGCAGCAATGAGAAACGCTAAGTTGCGTCTTTCAAACTTAAAACTCTCAGAATTTACAAATGTAATGAGAGGAAAAAGCAAACACATTAAACACTAGTTAAATGCCAGAAATTAAAAGAGTTTTTACGTCGGGTCGCATGAATAAAGACATTGACGAAAGATTAATAGAAAATGGTGAATATCGCGATGCTTTAAATATACAAGTTTTAACTTCGCAAGAAGGGGAAGCTGGTAATGCTGGGACAGTACAAAATATTATAGGTAATTTACCAACCGGTAGTTTACCTGTAACTTTTGTAGGTACACCTATATTTAAAGGAGCCTGCAAGGACACTAGTAATGATTATATATATTGGTTTGTAAAAGATGATGCTAATAGCTATTTATTTGAGTATAACCCGTCTACCCCAACTCCAACTATAACTTTAATAATACAAGACAACGGCAACAATGTATTTAAATTTGACAACAATTTAATTACAGGCATTTCATTTTTTGAAGGATTTATAGCTTTAACTGATAATGTTAATGAGCCAAAACTGATTGACGTAGATTATTATAAAACGAATGGTTACGCTGGAATTGTTGAAAGAGACATAACTGTAATAAAAGAAAAGCCAAAGTCTGCTCCTTATATTCATTTTGAAACAATGGATACTGGAGAAGATCAACCATATGAATTAAAATTTGTAAGGTTTGGGTATAGATGGAAATTTAAAAACGGACAGTATTCTGTATTTTCACCTTTTTCTACTGTAGCATTCGACCCAGGTATATATGCAGTTAGTGCGGAAGATGGTTATAACTTAGGTATGCAGAATAACGGTGGTAAAATAGCTCTTGAAGGTATTTATGTAGATTATGACGACATCGAATCAGTAGATATTTTAATGAAAAAATCTGATGACGCTACCATTTACGTTGTAGAAACAATTAAAGCGTCTTCAATTGACAACTCTGATACAAATAATTTATACAGATATAGATTAACAGCAGAGCAAATATATTCAATTGTTTCAAGCGATCAATTGTTAAGATTATGGGATGCTGTGCCTTTAAAAGCTTTGGCTCAAGAGTTTATAGCAAATAGGCTAATATTCGGGAACTATGAGCTAGGAGAGGATACAGATTTGATAGATCCTGAATTTTCTATATCTTTAATAGACAGAGGAGTCAATAGACAACATATTAAAACAAACAGAACATACCAGTTTGGTATTGTGTTTGAAGATTATTATGGTAGGCAAACTCCTGTAATAGCAAATAAAACAGGCTCAATAAATATACCATTTGGTGATTCTACATTCTTAACAAACCCAAAGCAATTTAGGGTTCAAATGTTAGATACATCTGACGTAAGTAATTTTACTTCATTTAAATATTTTATTAAAGATACATCTGGAGATTACTATAACGTATTTGTTGACGCTATATTTCCAAATCCTAATGATCCCACAGGCTCAGAAGTTTGGATGGCTTTACCATCTACTGAAATAAATAAGTTTGAAGAAGGCGATTTCTTATTGCTCAAGAAGGGCCAAAACAGTATGTTGCCTATTGCTAATCCTGAAGCTAAGTTTAAAGCTATAGCAGTTGAATCAAATGCTCCTGACTTCATAGGTACTGATTATTCTGGCGATGTTAATGTTACATCTGTAACAAACTTTAATTATTTAAACTATTCCACTTCTGGTAGATTTTTTGTTAGATTAGAAGACAAAAACAATATATTATCTTCTCTTTATATTAATAATGGCCCTGTTGCTACATTAGAAACAATAACTAACACAGGACTTACGACATTTTACCCTCAAGGTATATTTCTAGGTAAATACAGAGAAGCAGATGGAACCGGGGCTTCGTATAGAGATTATAGCTATTATTTGGTATACAATTCAGCAACAGCTTTAGGCGAAATAAAAGTACAGCAAGGATCTGTTGTTTATCAATCAGGTTCTGTTTCTGAATTATTTCCAGAAGGAACCCTACAAACCTCGAATATAGACATTGACGGAGATACTAATCTTGATCTTACAGATTTTACGAATCCATTAAAAAAGTGGTATAAATTAAACACTCAATACACTGGCTACGCAGACGGGCTAGCTAGAGATGTGTATGTTCAATGGCAAGATAATGGCCCTACTCTTTATCAAGCATTAACATATCCTCCTGTAAGTGAGGTTGAAGTAATAGATCCTGCGGTGTTTGAAACAGAGGCTAAAGATCAGTTTTTAGATATATATTACGAGACAGAAGAAACTTGGCCAATAGCCGAGTATGGTAATCAGCATGATCTAAGATATTTTAACTCTTTTAACTTTCAAAACGGTGTAGAGTCAAATAGAATTCGAGATGACTTTAACGCTCCTATTATGGACAAGCAGGTTAGAGTGTCTACTGTCATAGCTGAACAGTACATGCGATTCCGAAACGCTCAAGGTCTTATATGGTCTGATATATATAACGGAAGAACAAACGTAAACAAATTAAACCAATTTTCAGCAGCTCAGCCTATAACAAAAGACTTAAGCCCTGAATACGGAAGTATTCAAAAGCTACACGCTAGAGATTACGACCTTGTTACATTTTGTGAAGACAAAATATTTAAAATACAATCAGAAAAAGACGTATTATATAATGCAGATGGTAGCTCTAACGTGGCTTTATCAAGCAAAGTTCTAGGAGCAGCTGTTCCAGTAAGAGGAGAATTTGGTATTTCAAAAAATCCAGAATCTTTTGCCGAATATGGTTACAGAATTTATTTCACCGATAAAGCTAGAGGCGTTGTATTAAGAATGTCTTTAGATGGTTTAGAGGTTATTTCTAACTATGGGATGAATTCTTACTTTACAGAAAAATTTAGAGATCACATAGGCTCTCTAATTGGCTCTTACGACGTATATACTAATCAATACGTATTGTCTTTTGAGAATGATGAAAGTCTTTCTTTTGCGGAATCTTCTAAAGGATGGGTGTCAAGATTAAGTTACATACAGGACGGAGGAGAATATTTAAACGGAAAGTATTATACGTTTAAAAATGGCGTTATATATTTGCATTCAAAAGACGCAAGTAAAAACACATTCTATGAGCAACCTGTTGCAGATTCAACAATAACTTTTATTTATAACGAAGAGCCATCTACTATAAAGAATTTTTATACTTTAGGCTACGAAGGTAGCGAAGGATGGGAGGTTAGTGCTATACACAGCGATTTGCAAAACGCAACCGTACCAGCATTTGTTAATAAAGAAGGAAAGTATTTTGGTTATATTCGTACTACCGACGATGCGATCACAGATCTTAAGCAATCTTCCGTAAAAGGAATAGGCACAAGAAGTTAAGAATAGCTTAAAAAACGCGATAATAAAAGCATGGCAGTAATAACATTTCCACAAAACATTGACGTTAACTTACAAGTAGGAGACAGTGTATATAAATTAAACGGCACTGTAGCTGAATATTTAGGTGTATGTACTGCAATAAACGGTAACGAACTAACCCATGACGGTATTACAAACAGCGTTGCGGGTGATTATATATTATTCCAAAAAAATATAATAGCTAATAACAATAACCTAAAGGGTTATTATTCAGAAGTAACATTAAAAGTAAACAGTGCAACTAATAAAGAATTGTTCGCTGTAAACTCACAAATTAATTTAAGTAGTAAATAGATATGGCAGGATTTATAGAAGGCATTGCAGGAGGTGTCACAGGCATTTTAGGCGGTATTATAGGCGGAAGAGCAAGAAGACAAGAGCAAGCAAAAGCTAATAAAGAATACCAAGCTCAGCGATCTGCTTATGAAAACTTTGATTTTCAGAACGCTTATGCAGGTATGCAAAATCCTTACGAAGATTTAAAGGTAGCTACCGGAGCAGCTGAAATGCAATCACAGCAAGTTCAACAAACCGCAGCTAACACATTAGACGCGTTAAGAAGCGGGGGCGGCGGATTTGGAGCAGCAGCATTAGCACAAGCTATTCAAGGCCAAGCATCACAAAGCCAGCAATCTATTATGGCTAATATACAACAACAAGAAGCAAGCAATCAAATGGCAGCGGCTCAAGGTCAAGCTAATATTAATCAAATGGCAGCACAAGGAGCAATGGCTGTGCAAGACATGGAATTTGGTAGACAAGAAACTATGTTAGGCATGTCTCAAGCTCGTAAAGCTTCTGCAGATCAAGCAAGGAGAGACGCAACAGCAAGTATGCTAAGTGGTATTGGTTCTTTAGGAGCTAGCGCAGCATCATTTGGTTTAGCAGGCGGATTTGGAGCCGACGGAGCAAAAGATGCATTAAATTCATTAATGGGATAACATGGCAGCAAATCAAGCATTAATACAAGGAGAATACGCAGCGGCGCCTAAGTTTGTAGATGTACAAGGTGCATTTATGAGCGGGTTCCAACCTACATTTGAAAAGATACAAGCGGAGCAAGCGGTAAAAAAAGAAAGAGAAGAGCTTCTTAAAAAAGACCAAGCTGCAGATATTAGAACGGTAAATCAATTCAATCTTGAATTAGTAAAAAACCCAAGCTTAAAATCTATTGGTCAAGGACTAAGGCAAGAAGCATTAGACTTAATAAAGAATAAAGCAGATATGGATCCAGTTGAGTATGAAACTCAATATGGGGCTATAATTAATAAGATTAACGACTTATCCCAAACATTTGATAAAGTAACTGAATTCAAGTCTCAATATCAAGAAATGCAACAACAAATTGCAAATGGGGATATACAGCTTTCAGCTTTAGACGATATTGATAACGCTAAGTATGCATCGGCTATATATAACAATGAAGCTCAGTTTGAAGTAGATCCTTCAACAGGCGAATTAATGATTTTAGTTGATGGATTAGAGTCTAGACCTTTATCTAAATTACAACCTAACAAAATTGCTGATGTAAAAACTTTCAATGCTTATACTCAAACATTAGGTAAGTTTGTAGAGGATCAAGTTACAAAAAATGGTTCTTACGTTTCAGGTATTAAAGATGCTGTTACAAGATTTGTAAGTTCAAATAATCTACCTGCTGAAAAGATTAAAGGCATGCTTGTAGATCAGTTTGGCGCCTCTATTGCAGAGGTTGACGGTCTTGAAAAAGACAAATTAATAAGTCTACTTATAAATAAAACAGAAACAGCTATCAATGAAGATAAGCAAGGTTTTGCAGGCGTAACTACTAATATAGAATACGCTCAAAAACAAGCTATTGCTGCAGGCCAACCTAAACCTACTAAAGATAGTATAACAAAAGAAAACGTTTCTAGGGATATACAAAGATGGAGAAGAGAAAACAAATTTGGAGATGCAGCTGATTTTGGTTCTAAAACTCTTGAATCAATAGGCGCTGACAACTTTATAAAAGAGCTGTCAAAATACAGATTAATAGTAAGCCCTAGGTACAGTGAAGATGAGGATGAAATCGTCGGATACGATATACAGAACCCAAACATCGACAAAAGATTTGCGCAAACAATATACCTTAACAGTAAGTTATCCGATATAAACGCTCAAATAGAAACAGCTATAGGAGGCGGAATGTACGGAGTAGCAATACAACCTCCACATAGATCAAAATAAATAAATACACTTATATATGTTTGAATACAACGGTCAATTAATAGATGCTGACACTCTACAAGGTTGGGCAGATGAAGATGGCAAATCAGTTGAACAATACATGTCTACTTACGGCATATCCAAAGTAGATAACAATTCACCTTCTAGTAAAAACACTAGGAGGAATTTTGTATTTAAAGGCAACGAAGTTGATTACAACACAGTAGCTCAATGGGCTGCAGAAGACAACAAAACCGTTGACGAATATGTTTCCGCTTATGATCTCACTGAGTTGGGAAAGCAAACGTCGCAGACACCGGGTGCGGCTGCGAATGTAACTACAGCACTCGATGGGGAATCCAGTTCGGATCTATATTTATCGGAATTCAAAAATGTAATAGAGAGAGCTCAGAAAAAAGCTGATTCAAAAGAAGAGGAATGGCTAAAGCAAGCTGACGCTGTAGAAAATAAAGAATGGACTATAATGCCGGTTGGAGTAGGTACTCCTATTATATCGTCATACAAAACAGCTAATTACTTCAAATTTGCTAAAGAAGCTAAAGAACAAGCTAAGGAAGGAGAAAACTGGGAGGACATTGCTAAAAGAATGTACGTGCAGTCGCGCAGACAAAAGTTTATAGAAAAAGAACAAGAAGCTTTTCTTGATGATTTAAAAAGCGAAGAAACTGGCTTTTTTTCATTAAACACGCTACAAGCTACTACGCCTGTAGGTGCTATAGAAAAATTAACTGGGTTTGATTTAATGGAAACCGGTTATGAAAAAAGAAGAAAAGAATTATCAGAAGCTTTAGATAATATTAGCGAAGAAAAAGCTAGCCTTATTAAATATACAGAAGCTAAATTACCTGATTTAGAAAAGTCATTAACAGAAAAATCTGCTAGGCTAAACCAAATATTAGCCGAATCTAAAAAAGACCCTAATTATATTACCGAAGAAGTAAGAGAGGAATTTGTTTCATTAAAAGATTCATTCTTAAATGATAAAGAAACTTTTGACGACTTAGTTAGTGGATACATGGAAGCAGCAGAAGATGCCAAAGATTACAAAACAGCAGCAAGCTTAACAGCTAGAAGTCATGCTATGACTGACATAATTCCCGCTACCGTAATGGCTACATTGGTTGAAGTTGTTGGTTCTTTAAATAAATTACAGTCAGAAATATCGGGAACTGGGGTGTTAGATAGACTAGGGTTACTCGATGAAAATGTACCAGAAGGAGCTAGGAAAATCATGGAGTACATGCCTCTTCTTGGTAATAAGCCAGGACAAATTGCCGCCGACTTTTTATTTGGTCAAGCGGAAAGAATACGAGGAGATATTCAAAAACCACAAGACTTTGAGGATGCTAATAGCTTATCTGATTACACTAGATTTACCGCAGAGTTATTTGCGGGACAAGCTGTGAATACGGCGATAACTTTGGCTGTTCCTCCGATCGGCTTAGTTATCATGGGAGCTAGTGC